CCGAGATATATGATTGATGAGGCTGCGTATTTGAGACCAGAACCACCGCCCATTTCTTTTTGTGGGAACATAGAACCTATGACATCATAGGTGTGGTTAGTCATTATCATTGGAACTTTTGCCTTACCAAGTTTCAATGTTAAAACTCTAAAAGTAGATTTGACAATTTGTGATCTTGTCATATCTCTTGTTTCTTTTCCTTCTGCTGTATCTTCCATTTCTTTTGTAGTAGATAACATACCTAAACTATCTAATACAAACATTATGGGTTTTCTTTTATCTTCTGGTTGTTCTAAATATTTGTCTAAAATTTTTATCGATTGATTTCTAAATTCTTGGACTGTTGCAACAGGCACAATTACCATTCTTGTAATATCAACACCACGATTTTTAATTATATCTTTTGATACTGCACTTTCTGATTCAAAATAAATTACACCTGCTTCTTTATCTTTATCTAAAAAGTTTTTACAAATGCCTAAGGCAAAAAATGTTTTACCTGTGGCCGCTTCACCAGCAATTGCTGTTATTTTATTTCCTGGTAAACCACCATAGATACTACCTGAAAGTAGTGCGTTAAAGGAGTATGAGCCTGTATCTATAAAACTTGTTACATCAGCACTGTCAATGCCTTCACTTACGAGTGTAGCGTATTCATTACCAACTTCTTTAATTACATCTTTTAAAAAATCATTCATTTATCACCTCATCTTTTTTATCTAAAACAATACAATAATATTTTATGCCTAAATCATAACATATTTTTTTGATTTCGTCAAGCTGATTTGGCGTAAAGTGATGTATGAGATATTCCGTTGGCGTTCTGTGTATTATTATTTGCATAATTTAGTTTATCTTTTTTCAATCGTATAGGTTTTAGTTCTGTTTCTCTATTTAAATACTTATAATCTAATTTGACCACTTCGAAATCAGTTTGAAGTTTATCTGCTATCTTATAAGGGTCAAATTCAGAGCAGCTATATACATCAAACTGCATAATGGCTGGATCCGTCTCGTCCCAAACGTGTAAAGCAATATGGCTTGTTTCAATTACGGCCACACCTGTTATGCCTCGATTACCAGTTGTATTACAATATTTTACATATGGTCCCATTAAAATTTTCATATTAATAAAAGAAATAAATTCTTTCATCCAATTTACTAACTGTTCTTCATTTTTTGGGGGGTTTTTTACTTCTGCTCGAATAATTAAATGCTTATGAATTAACAATTTATTCTGTGTCATTTCTCCTTAGCTCTCAAAATTACTTTTCGACCTTTTGGTTTTTCTAATTCTTCAAATGGGTCGAAACTGTAATCTAATTTTCTAGGCTCACCTTCATTCCAAAGCCTATAATCATTATTTATAGGAATCCATCCTTTTAAAGGCTCATCATAATCATCTGTCTCTAATTTTGACCAGATTGTATCGAATAAATTTTTATCTGACATATCAACTTCATGTCCTGAATTTGTAATAGAATATTTACTTAATTCACTCTTTAATTTTTCTTTATTAAATTCAACCTTGCGTTGATAATCCCAATATTCTTTTTTGTCTTTATAATCGTTTTCTGTTATGGCCATTAAGTTCATGTTTATCTTATAATATCTAATTTAGCGTCTTTAGTCCAAATTTCAAGGTTAGTTCTTAATCTTTTTTCTTTTATAAGGTTTTCATAACGATTGATAGCTTTTTTTCTCCACCATTCAATTATAGTATTTAGTTCATATGAGTCGTAAGAAATATCTTTTTCAATTTTATCCGTCTTGCCGTTTACGATATCTATATAATTTTTTATACCATAATTTGATACATAATATCTTTTTTGTTCTGTTAAATTTTTTGCGTTATCTATTACTTGATTAAACTCTTTTAATTCTACACTATTTTTTGGCAGTGACCTTTTGATTAGGCCTACAATAGCATTTGTAAGTTTTAACTTTTTACTTGAAGCGTCTTCTTTTACAAGTTCACCTACATTTTTTTCTACATATTTTCTTAATTCTTCAAACTTTTCACCGTGCAACAGCGGTATAAAATCACTATCAGTTAAACCTTTATATCTTAAATAAGGTTTCATACCATCATACTGACTAGATGATTTAGTATTACCATATAGACTTGTAGTTTCAAACAATGCTAAATTCATATTATATTTTTGATTTAACAACTCTCTTACGTAATGTGTACAGCAAATGGCCGCAAGTAACTTACCACCTAGATAATTATAACCAAAAGGTTGTGCTGGCACAATTACAAAGCCCATTATAGACGTTTTATTAAATGTTGTCAAGTTAGGAATATTGCCTAACATTTCGTTTCTAGGTTTCATATTAATTACAGGAGAGCCTAATCTTATAAAACCTACCCATTTATTAGTCTTCATTTCTTTGACTGCAAGTTTAAGTTGTTTTCCTGGTATACTTACCATATTTGAATGACTTGAAATTAAATTAATATAAGTGTCCCAAACTGAATTGTCTAATTCAAAAACTTTTAAATTCATTTCTTTAGGCGACATTAAAAAATTTGAAAATAAATCTTCATCTAAACTCATACCTGGTAAACTTGTAGGTATACTTTGTATTGAATCTAATTTTTGTTCACGCATATATTCATCTATACGTTTAAAATCAGAAAAATAATTTTTAAAAATATCTGCACAATAAAGTGCTTGTTCTTTTGTTAATGTTTTCATTATTCTAAATCGTTAGGCTCCATTTTTAAAAACGCATAGTAAAGTATATCAAATATAAAAAAATTTAAAGCTTGACCTAAATTTGTGAGTCGAACACCAACTAAATATTCAGGTATAACAGCAATGACCATGACTAAACAAAATATATAATGTATTCTTCTATTATCTGGTACTCTATAAGTTAAATATCTTATCATACAAAAAAACTTTCAAGTGAGGCTTTTCTTTCATATTTCCAGCCAATTGCGTTTAATATAAAACTAATAGGATCTAAAAATGTTTTTTCAAACTGTGTTTCATAATCTATATATTCTTTTAATTTAAATTCTTTTGGCAGTTTTGTAAGATAACTAACAACATTAAATCTAAAAGGATTTGGTTCTTTTAATAATATAAATTTAATTTTGTCGCCTTCTTTTATTAAAGGATATCTTTGTGTAAGTTTATGATATTTTAAATAATGATTATATAGTAAGGCACCTTTTACATGAATAGGTGTTCCTTTTTTAAATATGTTTGTGTGATCTTCATACTTGTTAATACCATTGCACGATCTTGGAAAAGCCACAGTTTCAGCTTCGTGTTCAAAAAATTCAGATTTAAATTTTTCTACATAGTTAATTAAAGTATCTTCATCTTTATTCATTATTATTTTAATAATCTCTTTAATTTTACTTCTACATATTTCAGGTGTGGAAGAACGAACAGCTTCAATACCCATAACTTTAAGTTTAGGTTCATCATAAGTAATGCCTTCTTCATCTAAAACATTTAACATATAACGTTTTTTTGTAGTCCAAATACCTTTACTTGCAATAACTTCACGTTTCATTTTCATACGCTGTTCAAAAGCATTTGTATATTCGGCCAGTTCGTCAAAACATTTTTCTAAAAATGGTTCTATTCTACTTTTTACGACCTTATCTAAAAACTTTAATATCTTTTTTTCATCTTTATCTTTACACACCTTTTCTACAAGTTTATTTAAAGATAGATAAATTGAATCTGTATCTGAAGCCACAACATAATCTATTTTATCGTGTGTTGCCAGTATGTTATTTAAGTATTGATTAATCTTATTTTCTATAAATCGTATTATAAACTGACCTGCCATAGTAATGGCCGTTGCCTGTCTTACGTCATAATATCTAAAGTATTGATTACCAATTGCACCATAAGCACTATTTAATGCAATCTTTTTAGACCATTGTATATTGTGATACCTAGAAATTAACTTTTGAAGTTTTTTATCTTTTGTTGTATTATATTCTTGTTTCATAACCATCATTTTATCTCTATAAAAAACTCTATCTTTATACATCTTATCTAGTAAACGTGGAAAGAAACCAGGCCCATCTGTCTTAAACATTGCACCGTTTGGTGTTACGCAAGCGCCTTCAAGTTTTAAAAAACCAAGTTCTGACTTTTGATATAATAAATTGCTGACACTAATGCCAGTTGATTTAACACCTATAATTTTTTCTGGCGAAATATTATATTGCATAATTAAATGTGGATATAGAGAATTAATATCAAAAGAGACAATCCATTTATGTAAACCAGCCAGAGGTTCTTTTACATAAGCGCCTTCATACTTTTCTTCTTTAATATTTTCTTCTCGTGGCGGTATAATAATATTTTCTAATTTTAAAAAATTATAAATTAACACGTCCCACATTCTAACTTGTGAAAATACATCTTGGTAATTTACCTTTGCGTCATACGCCATAGTTAAAACAAGTTCAATCAAACCAAGTTTATCTTCAAGCTTGTCAACGATTTCGACATCTTGTATATTGTAATCAACAAATGATTGAAAGTCTTTTGTATACCAGTCACTAAAAGTTTCATATGGATTTTCGGACTTTTCTTCGCCAAGTTCTACCTTACCAATATAATTTAAACGATAACTTTCTTGTCTTGTTGGTATAAATTTTTTATATAAGTCCATATAATCTAACATTGTAATACCAAACAATGTATATACAGTCTGCTTACGGCCTTGTATTTCAATTTGTTCTCTTTCAACTAAATTCCAAGGCGAAAGACGATTTATAACTTTATCTCCCGTAAGTGACCTTATACGATTCATTAAATATGGTAAATCAAAAAATTTAGTATTCCAACCTGTAATGACATCAGGATAGTTCTTCATCCAAAATTCTAAAAATTGTCTTATTAATTCTTTTTCTGAATTACATCTTACATATGTTATATCTGTTCTGTCTGTTTTATAGTCGCCTACACCCCAAGATATAATTTGTTTATTAGATTGATTTTTAACTGTAATGCAAAGTAATTCTTCAGTAGGATTTTCTACATCAGGAAAACCATTTTCACAGGCACATTCTATATCAAGTGTAAATATTTTAATAAATTCTTTTTGCCATTCTACATCATCTGGTTGCGTTTCAGAAATATATTGATATTGATATCTTTCCATACCAAAAATAGGAGAGTTTTCAGTTGCGATTGTTCTTCTAAATTCTCTTGCTTCTGAAATACTATTAAACGTAACAGGAGCTAGAAAGGCACCTTGTAATGTTTTAAACTGTGTTGGCTTTTGTGTTAATGAATAAAATGTAGGTTTAAAATCAATACGTTCTTTATATTCTTTACCATTTAGAATACCACGTACTAATAATTTATTTTTATATTCAATTACGTTTTTATAAAAATTCACTTAAATTACCTTCACTTCTATACATATTATAATTCTTTTTATTATACGACATTTCTTTTGATAAGTCAAACGGCATTTTATTTGTCTCTTTATATTCTTTTTCGCCTGGTTTTTTTATATACCAAATTAAATCTTTATCTTTAGGATAATTTAATGACCATTCTACTGTTGATTTTTTTAAAAATTTTCTATCTTTTTTAGTCATAGGATAGATATACCTAAATTGTTTACCTTTTACACGACTTAATTTTAAATCTATTAATTGTTGTGGATTAGGTCTCATACCGTATTTTCTATTTTTTGTATTTGGTAGTTGCCCTTGAATTGTTCTAGGATGTACTTTTTCACCTTGACTTGTAACATAAGTATCAGTCATAGAATAACCACCGTATAAAAAATTTGCAGATTGATATACATAACCTGGTTTACCAACTAAGCCATCAGCCCAAGTAAACAAATATTTAATTAAAGTATTTTCTTTTAACCATTTTATAGATAAAGATAATAGTTGTGATTCTGAATTTTTAGGCATTTTGTCGTCCATACACATTTTACCTATTTCAAAATAATCTTTTGTATCTAATTCAGGAAACAATTTTTGTATGGTGTGTTTAGGCCTTGTTCCCCAACCGAAAGTAATTACGCCTACAAGGTCGTCATTTATAAAACTACCTAGATAATGTTTTGTAAGTTTAGGCATAACAGAAGAATAATGTCTTGTAAATATAAAATCAGCTGCACTATACTTATTAATTTTTTTCAAAATCATTAATCATTTTGTATTAAATGCACAATAATACCATCATGTTGTTTCCATAATTGTACTTGACAACTTAAACGACTTTTGCCCTCAATAAATTTTTTATCGTAGTCAAGTATTGATTGCTCGGCCATATTTACATTCATAGGTTCTATCTTATCGTACCATTTTTCATCAATATGCACGTGACAAGTACCGCAAGCACAACAACCACAACAATCTGCCGATATTTCTTTTA